ACCAGGAACAAGAGTTTCGTTCTGATATAGAACCACACGGTGAAGAACCTACAGATGAGGAATCTGATAAGTTTTGGGACTTTGTTTCTGAGTTAGATTATGATAGAGAAGACGATTGGTGGACTGATAGAAAAGGTGGCTACGAAGTAACTTATAAATATGATGAATAAAGTGGAGTTTATATTATGTCAGATGAATTTTTGTGGGTTGAAAAATACCGTCCTCGAAAAATTGAGGATTGTATTCTCACCGAAGATTTAAAGAAAACTTTTTCTGAGTTTTTAAATCAGAAAGAAATCCCTAACTTACTATTATGTGGTACTGCCGGTACAGGTAAGACTACAGTAGCACGAGCCTTATGTGAAGAGTTAGGTACTGATTACATTATCATTAATGGGTCAGATGAAGGCCGTCAAATTGATACACTAAGAAATAAGATTAAAAACTTTGCTTCTACTGTATCTTTAACTTCAGAATCCAATCACAAAGTTGTAATTGTAGATGAGGCAGACTATATGAATGCCGAGTCCGTACAACCTGCCTTGCGTAATTTCATTGAAACATTTTACAAGAATTGTAGATTTATCTTTACTTGTAACTATAAAATGAAAATTATTCCAGCATTGCATAGTCGTTGTACTGTGATTGATTTTGCAATTAAGAATGGTCAAAAGGTAAAAACTGCTAATGCATTTATGACCAGACTTGGTGATATTCTTACAAAAGAACAAATCAAGTTTGACAAGAAAGTATTGGCTGAGTTAATTCAAAAACATTATCCAGACTTCCGTAGAACTATTAATGAACTTCAAAGGTATTCCGTAAGAGGTGAAATTGATAGTGGTATTCTGTTTAGTATGTCTGAATCCAACAACAAAGAGTTGATGGCAATTCTCAAAGAAAAAAGATTTAATGATATGAGAAAATGGGTTATTAATAACCTTGACAAAGAACCATCTTCTTTGTTTTCTACTATCTACAATAGTCTTTATGAGGCACTTGAAAGTAAATCAGTACCTCAGGCAGTTTTGATTATTGCAGGTTATCAATACAAGGCAGCCTTTGTTGCTGACCATGAAATTAATATGGTTGCATGTTTAACCGAAGTAATGGCAAATTGTAACTTTAAATAATGATAAGCGGGTGTAGCTCAGTAGTAGAGCAATTCGTTGCCAACGAATAGGTCGCAGGTGCGAATCCTGTCACCCGCTCCAATATTAGGTTTACCATGGCTTATGTAAGAGAAAAAAAGTTTGGTTATGTTTTAGAACTTGAAGATAAACCAGACAACTTTAAAAGTTTGATAAAAGAATTTTTGTCGAAACACGGTTTTCATATTGAAGAACCTATTATACCAAATGAAGTAATTTGGTCACCTAGAATTAATCTATTACAAGCTTTTAAAAGAGTACCTAAAGAGTATAAGAAAAGTGGTGTCTATAGAGTTTACTATGATGACACTATGATATATATTGGTTGTACTCAATGTGACGGTACATTGAAAGGTAAAAGGCAAGGTATGTGGGCAAGAAGACAAGATTTTAAATCGTCTTTAAAAGGCCAAAGACAAACATATTTTGCAATTGATAAAACTATGGCAGACTATTACTATAACGGTGAGAAAATGCCTTTAGATGAATATAAAAGAATATCACATGAATTTTTTGTATGTCATCCAGATGTATCTGAAAACTTAGAACAGGTACTACAACAAGAATATAAAGATGAACATGGTGATTTACCATTATTAAATAGAGTTGAAAATTATGTTGGTTCAGCTAAGAGGGTCAACTAAGGATATATTATGTATGAATTAAAAGATTATTTACAAGCAATTAATGAAACAAAAAAACCACTATTAGATAGTGATGATAAAGAATGGGAAAAGAAATATCCACCATTCGTAATCAATCGTTGTCTGTCTATGTTTTATGATACTATTATGCATAGTAATGAAATGAATGGTTTACATTTTCTCCCAAAAACCATGCAATTTCATTATCTTATAAATAGTATCCGTAAGAAAAAGCGATTTGGTGGTAAATGGTTATCACAGGCCAAGTTAAAAGATATGGATATTGTGAAAGAGTATTATGGTTTTAGCAATGCAAAAGCAAAAGAAGCTCTCACACTACTTACCAAAGACCAGATTGAAATTATAAGAAATAACCTGAATAAGGGTGGGAGAAAAAAGAAATGAGTGAAGAAATTATTAGCTGGTCGCAAAGTGACATGTTAGAGGTCACAATCAAGCAACCAGACGACTTCTTAAAAATTAGAGAAACATTAACAAGAATTGGTGTCGCTAGTCGTAAAGACAAGACACTATATCAATCTTGCCATATTTTACATAAGCAAGGTAAATATTACATTACACACTTTAAAGAATTGTTTGCCTTAGATGGTAAGAAATCTACTTTGGTGGAAAATGATGTACAAAGACGAAATACAATTGCATTATTATTACAAGATTGGAATTTGATTGATATTGTTACTACAGCACAGGTAGAAAACAAAGCGCCATTAAGTCAAATCAAAGTATTACCATTTAAAGAAAAAAACGAGTGGAACTTAACTGCTAAATATAATATAGGCAAAAAGATTGAAGGAACAGATGGCGGAGATGCAGGTACCAAAGTTTAGAGAATTTATATCCGAGGCTAAAGATAAAAAAGACTTTCTTAGATTACTCATCATAACAGATGAACCTGAGAAGGCTAAAGAATTTCATACAGCCGACAGACTTAGAGAAGAATGTGATAAGTTAAAATATCCACATTATCTCTTTAAACTTACTGGTGGTTATACCACCTATAAAGACGGTGTTCGTAGATTTCATAACAAAGACGACAAGAAAGGTTTTGAAATCGACAGCGATACTGTTGCCGTTGTTCGTGGTTCTATCACAAGAAAAGACAGTTGGATGGACTTTGTTTCTACTTTAGAACGAAGTAATGTTTGTCTAGTTAATAGTAGAATGTCCATTTCAATTTGTGCAGACAAGTATAGAACTTCATTAAGACTTGCAGATTATGGTTTGACAGAACCAAAAACAATTTTAATTAATGACCCCGAAAACTCAGTTGAAAAAGTAGAAGAGGCTGGGTTAAAATTTCCTATAATTCTTAAAACACTTAGAGGTAGTAAAGGTGTTGGTGTATTGTTTGTAGAAAGTGCTAAGGCGTTAGATAGTATTGTACAGTTAATACACAAACAAGATGAAGATACCGATTTATTAGCACAACAATATATTAAAACTGATTATGATGTAAGAGTACATGTATTAGGTGGTAAAGTTATTGCAGCTATGAAAAGACCAGTTATCGAAGGAGATTTCAGGTCAAATGTATCACAAGGTTCTGAACCAGAAAATATTGATTTAACAGAACTAGAGATTGAAGAAAGTTTAAGAGCTGCAAAAGCAGTTAATGGATTATGGTCGGCGGTTGATTTTATACCTAGTAAGAATAGGGAAAAAGAACCACCATTTATGTTAGAGGTGAACTCATCACCTGGAACTGAGGGTATTGAAGATGCAACTAAACAGAATATATCTAAGCAAGTTATCAGCCACTTTGCTAATAAAGATAATCGGTATAAAGTACCAACGGAGTGTGGCTATAAAGAGGTCTTATCAATTAAACCTTTTGGAGAAATTATTGCTAAGTTTGATACTGGTAATTCTGGCATGCCAGTTATACATGCTGATAAGTTTAAGGTATCTGGTAGACAAATTAGATGGACTCTTTTAGGTAAAACTATTACCTCAGATATTGTCCGTAAAGAAGAAATATCAGTTGGTGGTTTAAGAGATTATGATGAAGACCGATATGTTGTGAAACTTGATGTAGAGTTTGCAGGCGGCTTTTATAAAGATGTAGAATTTACTTTGGATGATAGAGATGAGAGAACTTTAATTCTACTTGACCGTGCATTTATGAATAGACTAAATGTTATGGTTAATCCCCAAAGAAAATATGTAATAACAACCAAATACAGCATTGACTAATTGAATTAGTTGTGTTATATTATGATTAAGGAGTGAATATGAAAAATATAAAAATTATTCGTCTATCAACAGGCGAAGATGTAATCGGTGATATTGATGAAAGAGATGACCATATTAAGGTTAAAAAATCTTTTGTTTTAATTCCAAGACAAATGGCACCAGGTCAACCTGTACAATTGATGTTGTCGCCATGGCAACCATATACAGATGACGCAGAAATTGTTGTTGATAAAACTAAAGTTATCACAATGATTAATCCAAAATCAGATATTAAAAGAAATTACGAGGAAAATACTTCAGGTATTATTCAGGCATCAGCGGCTGACAAGCAACTTATTACTGAAACTAAATTACCTAAAGTATGATAACTATATTCTTTCATAAAAATGATGGTGATATAACTCATGTACAAAAAGTCAAAGTACCAGAGGGAACGACAATCATGGAAGCGGCCAAGTTTTTTGCTGAACCTTCCATTGAACAAATAC